AGTTATTATCGTGTGATACAGAAAGTTGTACTACATTATCATTACCATCTTGAGTTATATCTAATGTGAAGTTATTACTTGTACCAACTTGTGTGATATATATCTCGTTGTTAGCAAATGCCGATAGGGATAGTAGCAATATACTACTGACTTTGAATAATAGTGATTTCACTTTCTGTTCCTCCTAATTCAAAATCTATTAACTCGAAATCCCCTTGTTGTATATTCATCATGTAACTATTCTCTTTCTCAAGCCTTAATTCAACTGTACTACCACTTGCGGCCTCTCTATGCCAATACCATTGTGGGTCCTCATCTAGTATTGTAATTCCTGTTTCCTTGTCTTTACCTAATGTAAAATCATACTCAACTCCTTTCTTCTTATCAAATTCAGAACGCATCTGTAGTGCTAATTGAATATTCAGTTGTTCTAAAATGTCTGCTAAGAAGTTCTGGTCTAAGAAGTCAATATCAAGTTGTGTTACTGCATCATCTTCTACTTCTTCCAAATAATCTATTTCTAATTCATCAAACTTTAAAAAGTCTATATCAAGGGCTGTAGCAACTTTATTAAATTCTGATTCTTGGATTGCTTCTTCAATCTCTCTTGGTTTAGATACGATTAATAGGTTGTTAATGTATGACTCATCTATATCCACAATAACAGGTTTTAGAGGCCTACTATCAATCGTGTCTACAACCGTAGCCTGAAACGCCTGGTTCATTATTACCATACCTGCATCAGACTCAACTGATATTTCACCAACAAAACAATTGCCATTTGTATCACATGATGGCAATAGAATGATAGTAGAACTACCCATCTCGTCTATTGTCATTGAGAAATCTGTACCTCGAACGCCTATCGTTGCGGTGGGTGTTTTTATTTGTACATTTGTTGGTGTGGTCTTTGCAATTTGACCTGAAGCATATCTTACAGTACCAAGTGCTGCTTTTAGTGATAGAGAACCCTTCTTTGTGTTTGGGTCATAGACAAACTCATCAATGATAAGTTTTGAGTGTTGAGTAACATCTACTCGTGTGTCATCAATAAAACCAACTGCAACTTTACCTTTACCTGTCTTAATCGTGTCATATGAAAATATGTCTAAGTCAAGTTCTGATTCAACATCTTCACCATCTGTTCTCTCAATAACAGCATTACCTTCATGTAAGATAACATCGCCAATTATACTAGCGAATGATGAAAATGTTAAACACCATAATATAACAAAAAGTCGCACATTAATCTCGTTGGATAATATCTACATTTGCCGAAGCACCATTTACTGTTAAATGTGTAATATCACCACTTCCACCAGTTTGTAAGATAACATAATCTGCACTCGCACCATCGTGATGTAAGTGATGTGTACTTGCGTTATCTTGGTCAATATCAGCAGTAAAACTTGCACCAGCAGCATCAATATTTACTGTTCCTGTGCTTGTTTGCTCTATACTGACATTCGCACTTGCACCATTCACATCTAAGTTAATTGTACCAGCAGCTGTTTGGTCAATATCGTATGTACCACCAGCACCAGCAAGACCAGATGAAGTTTGTCCAAGAATAGTACCATCTGTATTAAATGTTGCGGCCGCAGTCTGATTAATATTAACTGTCTTAACCGCAGATGATGTACTTCCACTTGTTGTTGCCGTGATTGTACCACCAGAGGTTTGTGTAATATCAATGTTTTGTGAATCGCCCGTTGACACGAATGTTGCAGAGTTATCATCAGTACCAGATTGAGTAACATCAACATCCGCCGTGATTCCCGTCTGGGTCATAATTAAGGTATGACCATTGACATCTCCATTACCATCAATGTCAATTAAATAGTTATTTGTGTCGCCATTAACTGTTAATCTTAGTATTGCACTTGTACCATCAATTGTAGCATTAACAACAGTACTGTCTGTGCCTGATTGACCAACAATATCGATATCAGCATTATCACCAGATGTAGTACCACCAACATCTATATCAATGTCTTGTGAGTTACCAGTAAATGTGATAACAGCATTGACATCATCACAACCATTTGTATTATCGGCTGGGTCACAGTTAAAGTCAATATTGTTACTATTGCCCGTAGTACTCCATGTACCGACAAAGTTATCACCATTTATATCAAAAGTGATAACATTACTATTACCGACTTGGTCGATATTAAAGTTTGACGCTGAACCATTTACGGTAGAAGCTGTAGTGCTATTACCGACCATGTTACCATCACCGTCTTGTAACACATCAAACACTAGTGAAGCGCCCGCTTGTGTTACATAAATCTTATTTGTTGCCATCGCTGACAAACTCATCAGAAACATAATAAAGAAAGTTGTTAATCTCATGACTCTCCTAGTTTCTCCGAAAGTGGATGGGTGGTTTTTATTTCACCCTGATTTATATTTATATCTTTGTCCTCTGCTATTGGTGTATCCGCCCATTCCCAAAGTCCAATCTCTTTTCCTTCATATATCATTTGCAAGACTGCATATTCTATTGCCGTACGAATCGCATAATTAATCGGTTCGTTAGCTGCATTACCAGATTCAATCTCTAATGCTCGTGTTCCTAAATCTAAAAATCTGAACACATCTGCACCGTTACTGACACTTGCAATTGTTTTCGTTGATGATACAGTCAGTAAAATCTCGCCTGTCTGTACTGCAACGAGCCTTAGTGAAACGGTTACTTGGTCTGTTCTGTATTGGTCGTTTGCACCTAAACCAAGAAATCTCGCACCTGCCCCACCAGATGTTGTGTTTGTATCATAACCAACAATACCGCCCTCTAATATTAGACCGGCAAATAACATAGGCGATAAAGAATCTGTCGCCTGTGAACCATCATATAATTCTCTTGTACTTCTAATTAACTGTCTTTCTTTCGTTAAATTATCTAAGTTTGCTCTTTCAACAACAGAGAACCAATCACCACCACCAACTGCCATGAGCGATTGTATTACCCAAACATCTGCACCTTGTGATACAGCTGTAGATAGTCCGACTTGTTTTCTTTGCCCTGTTTCGTCAGGGAAATCGTAAACTGCAACCGTAATCTTTACTGGATTGCCTTCACCATCTGTAGGTGTGTTTATAAGAGGTGGCATATCTTTTAGCAATTGTTTTGTTAGTGTACCCTGTACAAAAGGCATTTCTCCTTCTATCGCCTTTGTGTTCTGTACCGAACAGGCACCCACCAAACAAGATAATAATGCTATTGCCAAATATTCCATATTCATATGCCTAAAATTTAAAGTCGCCAACAGGTACAACTAATTGTGTTATACTACCGTTAGCATCAGTAACAGTTAATGTGATTGTTTCTGCTGTTGTATCTTTTGCCCAATAGACTGTTGAACCATCAGGTAAAGTTGCTGTGCCGCTCAATGGGCACTCTACTTCGGTCGTTTCAGTATCTTCAGTACAATTCGTACCAAACATATTATCGACCATTTGTTTAGATAAGTTTGCAAATATACGACTTTCAACATTCGTTACAAACTTAGCAAGTGTTGTATTTGACTCTGCTCTTTCAGCTGCCTTTTGTGCAGCTATTAAGTCGTCTTTTACTGCTTCTTTTCTATTATATTCTAATTGACTTATTGATAGCACATGACTAGAATATCCTTCACCACTAAAAGACGGATTACTAAATTCAAAGGTTAAACTACTTGATATAACCTGAGTACTATAAACAATCAATACACATAGAATTGTTTTGATTATTGTTTTCATGCTACTATTTATAAGAATTTAGACCATAAAAAAGGGCGACATAAAGCCGCCCTCACATATTATATGTTTAGATTAGTCCTTCTTCCAAAGTGACCATAAGATTGCGATTGTAACTAATCCTACTAAACCTTCGTTACCTAGGCTGGCAACTATCGCTGAGATGTTATCGATAACACCTAAAGATAGAAATGGTACATTTGCGCCAAACACTACTTCTAACGCTACTGACAAACCAATTAGTTGTACAGCAACTGTAGTGATATTACCTATAGTATCCGTGATATTTTTCCACATAAATTTTCTCCTTTTATGTTGTTGTTGTTTTGATATCTCAAACTTCATTCATAATCAGTAGTAATATTTAGACAAAAATGGGGTTAGAAAACAGGTTTCTAACCCCAAAATAGTAAAAACAGATGGAGAGATTACTCGTCCTCTTCCGCTAACTTACTGAAATAACTCAAAGTTTCGTCTGAATCATCATCTTCAGTTATTGGAGCAGGGGTCGGGGAACTTACTGTTTCTGCTACTACTGGTTCTACTTTTGGTGTCGCAGGTGGGATGGCGACATCTTCGGCAGTACCAGTATTTCTAACACCAGTCAGAACTTTGTCAAGTTTTGCTTTAAGCTCATCATATGATTTAAAGTTCTCTGGTGCGAGAAATGGTTGTAATGGATATTGTCTATTCCATATTTCTTCGATTGCCTCGTCATTAGGTGCAATAGCAGATTTACTATCGAACTCTGACTTATCATAATTCCAGTAACCATCAACTTTTCTGATTTTCAGTTTAAAGTTTGCACCTTCCCAAAAATCAAATGGGTTGATTGGCGTTTCATCTTCAAACTCAGGTTTCATCGCCTCGGTAATCTTATCAAAGATTTTCTTACCGAATTTATATAGTTTTACTTGACCTTCGTTTTCAGGATGTTTCGGGTCGCTAATCACTAGAATGTTTGCATAGTAAGATAACTTGCGTTTTCTCTTACGAGCAATTTCTTTGTCTGCCTCAACACCAGAATTCCATAGTAGACTGTTAGCCTCACTAATCGGACATTTCTTGTTAATTGTAGTCAGACTGTTCTCAATTAACCAACCGCCTGGGCCTTGAAACGCATGTGACCATAATCTGGCCCATGGCAAATCTTCACCTGCAACAGCTGGTAAGAAACGAAACACAGCATAACCATTACCTGATTTATCTAGTTCTGGTTTCCAGAATCTATCATCTTGGTATGAGTTTGATTGCTTTTGTGGTTCTGCGACCTTTGATAGTTCACCCATTAGGGTGTCTAAGTTGTTTGAGCGTTTTAACGCTGATAGACTTGATGTCATATATTTTCTCCGTATAATTGTATTCGTATGTTTATTGTATCGTTGTGTGCTGTATGTGTCGCACTATTATATTTATAACAAAAATATGCAAAGTTGGAGCGGAAGAAAGGATTCGCACCTCTATCTACAGATTGGAAACCTGTCATGTTGCTTTTACACTACTTCCGCATTTTGTTTGCATATGATATATTATACTATAATTCTTTGCTCGTGTCAAGCGTTTAGTCCTAAATAAACGCCAAA